GGTGCGTTAGGTTTAGGTGCAATTGGTGCTATGGGAGGTTTCGATGATGACGAAGAAGAAACAAAACTTCCTCCAATGCCTACAGCAGGTAGTCAAGGTTCTTTAGATGTCAGCACTCCTGGTGTAACTTATTATGATCCAAGCACAGGAGGTTATGGTGCTGCAGCCCCAACGTATAGAACTTTAAAAGACGGAGGCTTTCCTAGAAAGACAGGACAGATCTCTGGACCCGGCACAGAAAAATCAGATGACATCCCTGCTATGTTAAGTGATGGTGAGTTTGTCATGACTGCTAAAGCAGTTAGAGGATTAGGGGCATTGAAGGGTGCAAAAAAAGGTGATAAGTTAGAGCAACGTCGTAAAGGCGCTAAAATGATGTATGACATGATGGATAAATTGGAAAGTAAGGTAGCATAATGGCAGAAGTTGTAATGCAAAGACAAGCTCCTTTTATAGAGGAGAGAGCGGAAAAGCTACTAGAATCTGTATTTGGCGAACAAGGACTAGCGAACGTACCACAAGATGTTCCTGCTCAACAGGTTGCTCCTTTAACTGAAGCTCAACAAAGAGCTGTTGCACTAGCACAAGAAGGGCTAGGTGCTTATCAACCATTTTTAGACTCTGCTTCACAAACCATAGGAGCAGGATTAGGCGCTATTAGTGCAGGTGTCGATACATTAGATCCATCACAAATTTCAACTTTCATGGATCCTTATTCTCAACAAGTTACTCAAGCAGCCTTAGCTGAATTTGATAGACAAGCACAGATGCAGGCACAACAAACTGCTGCTCAAGCTCTTGGAGCAGGAGCATTCGGTGGTGCAAGGTTCGGTGTCCGTGAAGCGGAAGAATCTAGAAATTTAGCTCAGGTAAAATCACAAAGAATTTTTGAAGACCTATCTCGAAACTTTTTACAAGCACAACAGGCGCAAGCTAGAACTGCACAGCAGTTAGGACAGTTAGGAATTCAAACACTGCAAGCAGGTCAAGCACAAGTAGGATTAGGAGAAGCTGGTCAAAGACTTGGCGGTGTCGATATAAACAGATTATTAAGTGTCGGTGGAGTTCAGCAACAACAATTACAAAATGAATTAGAAGCTGCAAGAAGAACTGAATTAGCTAGACAACAAGAACCATTTAGAAGAGTAACATTTGCATCTGATATTTTACGAGGTGTTCCTTCTTCACAAATTAGATACACACAAACACCTACACCATCTGTATTACAACAGGTTGCAGGGTTAGGTATCGCAGGTCTTAGCACCTTAGGTGCCTTAGGAGGAACGGGCGGTATCAGCTCGTTACTAGGATAATGGCTATTTTAGATAGACCAATGTTTCAACGCCGTCCGACCAAGGACCAGCTACGTATGTATGGTTTACCTGCATTTGCTAATGGTGGTGTAGTTAGAAAGTTTGCACCGGGAGGAGAGGCAAATAAACGTGATTATTCAGAAAATTTTACAAAGCCTATTAACGTAAAAGAAAAATTTGACACAGCTACAACAGAGATGCTTGATGAAGGTGCTAAAAAAGAAGCAATTCAACAAGGAATATTTTTCTCACCTGCTTCCAATCTTAAAGATCAAATAGCTTTATTAGAAAAAACAATTGCATACAAAGAAGCAAACGGTATAGACGCTTCTGCGGACAAAGCTGAGTTAGCTAATTTAAAAGCTCAACTAGCTCAAGAGCAACAAGAAGTAACTGCAATTAAACAAGAAGCAACTCCTGTGCCAGCAGATCTTACAGATGCTCTTAAAACAGGCGATGTTGAAAAGGTAAAAGAATCATTATTAGTTCAAGAAGGACCAGGGCAAGATATCGAAATAAAAGAAAAGATTGAAGAACAAGAAAATCAAAGAGATCCTCTTGGGCCTGAAAAAGATAAACTATCAGAATTAGAAGCATTAGTAAGAGAGAGATCTGATTTATATAAAAAGATTTTAGGCGATCCTAAAGAAGGATTAAAACAACAAGGGCTACTTCAACTAGCACAGTTTGGTTTAAATCTAGCGTCTGCTAGAGGTGGTAATTTTGCAGAGAAGGTTGCTAAATCTGCGAAAGATCCATTACAAACTTTTGCAGCTTTAGGTAGAGAGGCGATTAAAGATGAAAAAGCAATCGACATGCTAGCAATTAAAGGTGCAGAGGATGAGTTGGCTAGAGGACAAAAGGTCGGAACTTTCGGTCAATTAGTAAATGATATACTTCGCAACAATCCTGGAATGGATAGAAAAGATGCCGTTAAAGAGGCTTATGATTTAAGTCAAGCTAAGAGTGGTAAAACTCCACTAGAAATTAGGACTGAAGCATACAATATGTACTACGCAGATTTTGTTGCTAGAGGCGAAGAGCCCGCTGATGCTAGAAAATTGGCTAAGGAACTTGTCGCTCAAGATTTTGGACTTACGGAAAAAGAACAAGAAGAAACCACCACAACCACTACAGATACAGATACAGACGTAATTAAAATAGAATAGGAGGTCAAATGCCAATTTATGAATATCAAGGGCAAAAGTTTGACCTCAAAGATGGGCTGTCTAATGAAGAAGCCAAAGAAAAAATACTTAATTTTTTAAAAGAAAAAGAAGAAGATAAGTCTCCCGGCTTTTTTAAATCTTTTTTTGCAGGTATAGCATCAGGTGCTTTAAAAATACCAGAGGGGGTCTTCTCTCTAGGAGCAGAACTTATTGATTTAGGGTTAGACACAGATACAGCCACAGGTGTTGAAGAATTCTTTGATAAGATAAATCCATTTGAAGAAATAGCAGAAGAAACCTTAACAGGAAAACTAACTGAAGGACTTATACAATTAGGTATACCGGGAGTTGCAGGTTATAGAATAGGAGCAGGTCTTGCTAAGAGAGCAGTTAATGCAAAAAGAGCAGGGCAATACGCTGATAAAAATGTTGTTGGAAAAAGTTTAAGAGAAAGACAAGATATTGATAAAGACCTATTTAAATTAGATTTAAAAAGTAAATTAAGAATTGGTGGCGGGGGATTATTAGGATCAACCATAGGTGAGGGATTAGCATATACCGAAGACTTTGGAACAATCGGAGACACAATTGGAGGCCCTACAGAAACAAATAAAAATGAAGGACTAGAAGGCAGAGATGAAGCCTTTAGAAAATTTACTAATCGTTTTAAGTTTGCAGTTGAAAGTGGAGCCATTGGTGCAGGTCTTGGAGCCACCATCTCTGGTATATCACAAGCTGTAAAGAAAACACCTTTAGCTAGACAATTTGATCGTAGCCCTCTTCAAAGTAAAATAGGTGCAGGTTTAAATAAACTTACATCTGATGGTGTATTAGGTGGTAGAGCTTTTAATATTTTAAAAGATGGCGATCAAGCAGCTACTACATTTGTTTTAAAGTCTCAACAGATAAGTGAAGATCTAGGACAACTTGCAGAGAAAATTGCAAAGCAAGGTTTGAAGGTTGCAGGTGGCGACAAGCAAGAAGTATTTACCAAGTTTACAAAATTAATAGATGAAAGATTAAAAGATTTTGGTGACTTCAAAAAAACAGATTTTGTAGTTGATGAAAAAGGACTTATCGTTGACGGCCCTGCAGCTAATACCTCTTATTCAATTCCAAAAACAAAAACAAAAGTCAATGCGAGAGGTAAAGAGTTTGAAGTTAACAACCCTGCTTTTCAAAAAAGACAAAGACTTCATGACTATATGAAGAATACTCTAAAAGCGTCCGACGATGATATAACAAAATTAGAAAATTTATTATATGAAAGCAGATATCAAATAGATTTGAATTCTTTAAGACTTAACGAATCTTTTTTAAAGCCTTTAATCAAAGAGGCTAAAGATGTTCTTGATGAGGCTAGCTTACCTCAAAAAGAATTAGACAAAGTTAGAGAAATCAAAACAACACTTGAAGAATTAAGTAACACATTCTCTACTCAATTAGGTAAATATATGAACAGAGAATATAAAATATTTAAAACAGAGAAGGGATTGATGAATAAATTATTTTCTGATGGTCAGTTTAGACCCACAGCAGAAATAATGAAAAAAGCGGAAAGAGTATATAGAGTCGCCCTAACTCAAGCTTATAAAAATAGTGATGAAACTAGAAGAGCCGCTACAAATAAAGTAAAAGCTAAATTCGCTGAGGAACAGGCTGCTCAACCTCAAAGAGTAGATCCTAGAGTAGAAAGAGCTAGAGGAAAGGAACTACAATCTCGCATTGAAAAACAAATAGATGCAGATGCCAAAGATTATTTTGAAAACACTGCTCCACAAAAAGCTAAAGAGGCTGTTGAGATGATAGTAAACACTAGAGGTAGAAGTTTGTTTGACAAGCCTGATATCGGTATGGTGGGTTTTAAAAAACTATTAAAAGACGAAGCAAAAATAGAATTAGATGAAGGATTATTTAAACAAAGAACTTTGAAAAACCCTGTAATTAGAGAGTTATTAGGAGAAATAGAAGATCCTTTTTATAATATCGCTAACACAAATTCTAAACAAGCACAGATAATGGCTCAACTTCAAACTCACAATAAACTTTATCAAGACACTCTAAAGATTATGCCAAGGTCAGGGGGAGCAGTGAAAAGTCGTTTATTTTTCGATTCACAGCAAGATGCTATTGATGCAATAAAAATTTTACCAGAGTATAAAGATGTTAATTTAAATCTTGATAACTTAAAGGACGACATAGTTGAAATTAAAACTAATAATGCTGATATAGTTCCAAGCGTATTAGATGGTAAGTATACTTTTAAACCAGTGGCTGACGCAATCAATAGCACCGATCAAATGTTAAAAGACAGCGTTCTAAATAATTTATACAAGTGGATGGTATTAGTACCAAAGAGTTTATCTCAACAAGCTAAAACTATTTACTCTCCTTTTACTCATATTAGAAACGTGATATCCGCAGCTTTATTTACTACCATGAATGGTAATATTTTATTTCAAAACCCTGCTCAAACAGCGAGGCTTTTCAGAGCTGCTTTAAAAGATGTAACAGGCAACAGCGCATTAGATAAAGCAAGAAGATTAAGAAACGCTCGTTTAGGAATTAATGGCACAAACCCTGTGGCTGGAGAGGCAGATAGATTAGCAAAGGATGTAGGAACAGATTTTTATACAGGCAACTTTAATGAAGGTATGAACAAAACTTTAACTAGCGTTTCTAAATTAGCAGATAAAGCAAGACGTGCTTACCTAGCTGAAGATAATCTATGGAAAAATTTTAATTTTGAAGCGGAACTAATCTCTATCAAAAAGAACTTTGATGCATTAGGGGTGACAGCAGATAATATTTTTGATCCTAAAAATCTCATGGCATACAGTAAACTTCTTGGTAGAAAGGTAACAAGGAATGATCCTATCTTTGACCGAGTGGTTGATATAAGTCCTGATGGTAAATTTTTAAATATGACTGGAGGAGTTAAAATGGAGGGGGATAAATTACTAGAAACTTTCTATGAAAACATGGCTGCTCAGATTACAAAACACAACATACCTAACTACGAATATGTAGGAGAGTTTATTAAAACATTAAGAAGATTACCTCTCGGTACCTTTGTAGCTTTCCCGGCTGAGATTATTAGAACGGGCTATAACACAATTCAAAGAGGTTTAAGAGAACTACAAGTTGAAGGATTTAAACAAACGGGACTTCGAAGATTAGCAGGTGTTGCCACAACAGCAGCAGTTGTCCCTGCTGGGCTAGTGGAGTTTGGTAAATCATTAGCTAATATGACTGATGATGAGATGAGAGCACTTAGAAGTTTTGTTCCTTCTTGGTCAACTAATGGTTTGTTGATGCCTGTCAGTAGAGATGAAGAAACAGGTAAAGTAAAATACATGGATTTAAGTTATATCTTTCCATACGACACACTGATTAGACCTGTAAATACAATCCTTAATGAAGCAGCTAAAGGACAACAGTCAGGAGAAAGTTTAAATAAATATTTACTAGATGCTGGAGCAGTTAGCTTCTTTGAATTATCAAAACCTTTTATCTCAGAGTCTATTTTCTTTGAAGCTTTTGCAGACATCGTTGCAAGAAACGGAAGGTCAAGAGATGGTCGACAAGTCTTTAGACCTGGAGATTCTACAGGAGAAAAAATTTATAAAGGAGGAATGCATGTTCTAGAAACATTTGCTCCTGGTTCAGTAAGTCAGATAAATAGATTATTTAAAGCAGGAACCTTTGGTTTGACAGATAAACGACCAGATAAGTATGGACAAGTTTTTGATATGAGCGATGAGTTCGGCGGTATCTTTGGGTTCAGAGCCATCGAAGCTGATCCTGTAAAAGCGATGCCTTTTATAGTAACAGATTTTAATAAAAAGAATGATAGTGCAAGAGCATCTTTTGTTGGTGATATATTAAAAGGAGGCTTTGTTTCTCCTGCTGAAATCGTAGATCAATACATTAAATCAGAAAGAGTGAGATTTCAAAATTTTAAAGAGATGCATAATTTATATAAGGACGCTTTGTCTTTGGGAGCAAAAAAATCGAAAGTAATTAAAGAATTAGGTCGAGTCACTAAAAGAGAAAGAATGTCCATCATAAGTGGTAGATATTTACCATACACTCCAGGTCAAGGTGTAAGAGACGCATTTAATCAAAACTTTAGAGAACTAAGACAAGAATTGGGTAGAGATATAGTCAATCCATTTAACTTAGCTTTTAAAGAAATCATGAAAATTTATAGAAACAATATAGGTGTTGACGTTAACGACGGTGATTTTGATTCAACTTTTGTTATACCAGAAGGGTTCAAACAAGAAGAGATCACGCCTCCCGCCCCACCGACCACGACCAAGCCGATAAGTTCTACAGCAGGTAGTGTAGTTTCAGGTTTTGGAGGAACACAAAACCTTGATTCTGCTCTAGCAATTGATACATTAGTAGGTGATGACGCAATTTATCAAGAGTTAGCTAAACAAAGGAATACATAATGGCACCACCATTCGCACAAAACACAAGTAAAACTGGACAAATGAAAGCTGCCGCTAGTAGAGCTAGAACTACCAAAGCAGATATCGCAAGAGATTTAGACAGAGAAATAACTCGTAAAACTTATTTTGATAATCGACCAGATATAAGTGACGATCGACTAGATCGTAGAAGAAAACAAGCGGAAGGAATAGCTTCTTTTAAAGAACAATTTACTAAGCCAGTAAATATTATAGATCCAGCGACAGGTAAAGTCACAGGAACTGTAACAGGTTTAACTCAAGCAAAGGATGCAACTGTATTTGATACTGATTCATCAAGTCCTACGTTTGGTCAATATGTAACTACAACTGTAGCTGACGAAAGAATGAGACTAGCTAATAAATATGGTCCTACGTTTAGTGAGATCATGAGTGATGTCACCTATGCTGGTGGAAAAATTTTAGGTGCTATGGGAGAGAAAGCATTGAGTGGAGGTCTTGGTTTTCTTGGAGCTATAAATGAAGTTGTCAAGTATGGATATAACAAAGCTAGAGATGGTTATAATAAATTAACCGATGTACAAAAAGAGATTGTTGATAACGAAGATAAATATACTCTCGCTTCTCAAATAGAAAAAGTAAAACAAGTAAAAAATTTTAGAGATTTAGTAGCACAAGCTGAAAAAGATTTAGAATTTTTAAGCCAACCTGGATCAGGCTATCAAGCAGGAGCAGAGCAAGAAGCTTTTTTAAGAGCTCCCGGCTCGGGCTATCAAGCAGGAGCAGGCTTAACAGCTTTACCTACACCAAGAATATCTGTTGATTCTGCGGGGGATGACTATGTAGAATCTGGTGATTTTAAAAGAGATTTAGAAAAATCAGGCATTATCTCTGTCGATGATCCAAACACACAAGAACCTTTACCTGATTCTACAAAAATACCAGGAAGAGATTCTACAATTGGAGACCTTAAAAAGGGTTTAGAAGATCAAGGATTTGACGAACTTCAAATTCAATCAGTAGTAAATCAAATCACAAGACAGATTATAGCTGGAGAATACACAGGGGATGTAGAGGTAGAGACAGGCTCAACGATTGTTTCTGATGACGACCAAGCTTCTTTAAATACTGATCGAACACAAGTAACGAAGTATAACAACCCTTTAAATTTAACAGATGTGGGACAAGCAGGGACCACAGGCGAAACTTATGGTGAAGGCTTTGCAGTATTTCCCGATGCAGAAACAGGAATAGCGGCAGCTAAGAATGATTTAAAAATTAAAACAGATAGATACGATGGAGATGTTGAGAAAATTATAGGAGAGTTCGCACCTAAAGAAACCAACCCAGATTCATTTGACAACTATGTGAGCTTTGTAAAAGAAGGCGTAGGAGACAAAGTTGATCCCGGAGAAGAGGACGAACTATTAAAAAGATTTATTCGATTTGAAAATAAGCCAGATATAGCTGATCGTTATCTAGCGATGGTTGCTGAAGGCGGTTTAATGGATAAGAAGATGTACGGTGGTATTATTTCTTCTAAAAAGTAATGAAGAGAATACCAAGAAAATCTGGACAACCTAGAAAGTCTAAGTTACACTCCGATCTCTATACAGATGAGAATCCAAAAGGAACAATCAAAGGGCTTGGCTTTAAAAATGAAACATCAGCTAGAAAGAGCGTGTCTAAAATTCGTGGAAGCGGTAGAACACACGCTCATAAGACTCAAGCTGCTATCGCTATGGAGCAGAGAGCTAGGGTTGCAGGTAAAACTAAAGCTGCAGGAGTGTACAGGAAGTTCATCGAAGCGCAAAAAAAGAAAACGAAAGCAAAACAAAGACGAGCATGAAAAGCACTGGGGCATAGGAGGTTTCTAATGATAAAAATTACAGACGCATTGAAGGCACGGGTACAGGACCATGAAGGTCTAAGGACATCCGTTTATCTCGACACACTGGGCAAAAAAACTGTGGGCATCGGCCACCTCGTGCAACCACACGAAATGGAAAGATTTGCTGAAGGGGTAGAGATACCTATGGATGAAATTATGGAGATATTTGAAATGGATTTAAACAGGGCTGCAGCAGGAGCTGACATGTTAATACAAGAAAATGTTGGACACGATTTGCCTCAACACGTAGGTGAAGTGATTCTTGAGATGGTGTTTCAGCTAGGGACAACAGGCGTATCTAAGTTTAAAAAATTTTGGAAAGCACTAAGAGTTAAAGACTGGAAGAAAGCAGCAGCAGAAATGAAAGACAGCAGGTGGCATTCACAGACTCCGAGACGCTGTGAGTCGTTAGCAGAAATTATAGCTAATACTTAGTCTTCAATTTCTTTTATAATCTTCTGATGTGACTCTAACGCATCCCACACCTCAACCTTAGACCAATGAGCCATGACACATTTAGATATGTCCTCGTGTAAAACTTTCAACCAACTAATATCCATCGGTATACTTCTACCTTTGTTATCAGCGATGTGGTCTACTTCTTCATTAGTTAAAGATAAATTTAATTTACCATTGTCATAAGTTATTCTCATTTTATTTCTCCCCAATTGATTCCTAATTTAGCCTCGCATTTAACGGGCACGTGAAGTTCAACAGCAGATTCCATTATCTCTTTTATCTCCGTCACCTGGGTCTCATTGGCTATTGAGACGTTGAGTTCGTCATGTATTTGAATCATAGGAACCATGCCTAACTTTTTCCACAGATCCACCATGGCTTTTTTGGTTTGATCTGCTGCTGAACCTTGTATTAACCTATTCAATGCACGATAGGTTCCTGCTCTTTTCATTTCGTTCCACGCCCAAGTCTTCTTGGCGTTCTCATGAGACATCATTCTTTTGTCATGGAAGTCTTTGTTCTCCCATAAATCAAAACGACATTTGCGTCCAAGCAGTGTGTTGATATATCCATTCTGTTCTGTGTATCTAGTAGCACGAACAATTATGTTATTTAAAAAATGAACATTGTCATTGTATTTTTTCTTCAAAGCTTTGGCATTATTCTGGCTGATATCTAGGGAGGCAGCTAACTTCGCAATCCCCATGCCATACATTAATCCTAATCCTATGGTCTTAGCTTCTTTCCTTGATATTTGCGCCATATCAGCGGTTACTTGATGGAAGTCCTTTCCTTCATGGAAGAACTTAATTAGGGTCTCAGCGCCCTCTAAATCGTGTTTTTTGGCATAATGCACGAGCAATCTAGGCTCTTGTTGAGAATAATCCAAAGAAGCCCACTTTTCTCCCTCTTCTGGTAGGAACAAAGATCGTATCTTGGGACCTATGATTTCGTTGCGAGAAGGGACCTGTTGTAAGTTAGGATTGTTCATGGACAACCGTCCACTGACCGTGCCCCCAAACTCTCCCTTGAGTTGATTAATCTCAGCATGGATCCTGCCATCCACTTGATGTTTCAAGATAGAATCAATAAAGGTGGTGTGAGCTTTGTTGTATTCTCTCGCTACTGAAAGAGATTGAATCAAAGGATTCTCACTTTCTTTCATCGCCTCATTACTAATTTTTGCCTGCTTATTCTTCTCTGTATATTCATACTTCTCTCCGAGCTTATCAAATATTTTTTGTAGAGAAGCCGCTGTATAAATATCAGAAGCATCAATTTTAATATCTGTTTCTTTTTTAATATTAGAATAAATTTTTTCTTCTTCTTTTTTAAAAAACTTTTTTGTTTCTTCTGCTTTTTCTAAATCAACCCGGACACCTTTCCACCTCATCTCCAATAAAAGACGAAGTAGATCTGTTTCTAAATTAAACACATCAGTCAGTCCTTGCTTTTGTATTTCTAATCTTAGAACCTCCCACAACTTATAAGTAAGTCTAGTGTCTTGCTCTGCATAAACTCCTGCGTATTCCACAGGAACCCAATGCATATTTTCTATCGCTTTGAATCCATGCTCTTTACCAAAGTCTTCTAAAATATTTCCCTGCTTTCTCTCTCCTAAATAATCTTTAGATAAATTATTTAAGCTATAACTAAATCTGTTTTCATCAACTAATGGAGCAGCTATTAAAGTATCGTAAACTTTAGTGACATCACACTCTACACCCCAACGTCGAAGCCAACCTAAATCGTAAACGGCATTATGACATATGACTATGGGATCTTGTTTGAATAATTTTTTTAACCACTTCTTTACATCTTCCTCAGGAAAGTTTCCCCCTCGCTCATGACGTACCGGGAAGTATCCGTCAAACCCTTCAAAGGATATGGCAACACCTACAACAAAACCTTTGTTCGTTGCCCACCCACCACCGAGAGTTTTAATCTCAGGATCATATGTTTCTAAATCTATTGCTACTTGTTTTATCTGAGTGACATCAGGAAACTTAGGTCTTGTCCACTCTGGTTTGTTTTGTTTTTTTAGCAGATCCATCTGCTGTTCAAATATCATCTTAGTATCTCCTCAAATTCATATTGTGAAGTGGAGGGAATAACAAAAAGATTTTCCTTGGCTCTAGTCATACCAACATAAAAAACTCTTCTTTCATCGTCCCTATTTACAGCCATTTCATCAACGATTCTTTTGGATATGTCAGAAAATAAAACAACATTCTGACTCTCCCCGCCTTTTGCACCATGAATTGTAGATAGTTTTACACTTGCTTTCTTATCTAAATCATAGCCTCTCTTTAAGATTTGCCTCATGTAGCTAACCTCATTCTCTCCAATACCACTGAGTGCAACGTCCCAAGGAGTTTTAATATCTACTTTCAACCCCCATTCTTTGGACAATAAATCATAGTTATATTTCTTCTCTTCATCAGCACCCGGCATTTTCTTTTTACCACGAGCAATTCCATTCTCTCCAGATCTGATGTATTGATACATAGTTTTAACATCAGATAAAGAAACTTCTTGTAGATTTTGTAGATGCCTCCAACAATTATAAGCTACCAAGACATCATCTTTGATGGATAATTTATTATTCTTTTCAAACAAATATCCTTTAGCTCTTAGATCAGAAGCTATTTCATTTAAATAATAATTAGTTCTACATAAGATCAACCATTCGTTTTCTCTTAAATTTAATCTTTCAAAATTAATATTAGAGACGGTCCCGAGAGCTTCTCTCGATTTCCATTCTTTTGGAATTCTATTTTTAATTCTACCTATCAATCTATTCGATCTCAAAAAAACATTTCTTGGTATTCTATACGATTGATTCAAAACTTTTAAGTGACAATTTAAATTAATCAACTTAGATACTTCCGCTCCACTCCAACCATAGATAGCCTGATCATCGTCCCCGGCTAAGTAAACTGTCTTGGCTTGCTTCATCATAGTATTCACCATGTCCCACTCAGAAGCTTTCAAGTCTTGCACCTCATCTACAATAACCACATCTAACTTTGGAGATGATTTTGTTTTATTAAATTCTGTAATTAAATCTGTATAATCTTTGATGCCTTTTCTTTTTTTAAACATACGATAGTTCTTGTCTATCTTTTGTAACCTTTCAAAGCCCCCTTGAATGTGCCCTGCTTTTCTAAACTCTTCATACAATGTAGTATTTTTTACTCGATATAAATCAATCAAATGAATACCATCTGGATCTCTGCCTGATACCATCGTAGTTCCGTTTATTGAATTAGAAATATCCACACCGAATTCTTTTTTAAACTCTTCAAAGTCTTGATCTTGTATAATATCTGTGTGAGTGCAACCTAAAAATTGATAGGCTAAAGAATGTAAAGTTCGAAACCATTTGAATTCTTTTCTCTCTATCTTGAATTTATTAACGGCTCGAAAGATAGCTTCATTGGCAGCTTTTCTGGTGAAAGAAAAATATCCTATGCGATCAGGTTCTAATTCTTGTTTTAAATTATCCTCGACAAACCTCAGTAATGTGGTTGTCTTACCTGTTCCTGGGGGACCAATAATCTTATGAACGTGATCTAGAATGGGATGTCCTCTTCTTTCTCCGCAGGCTCCTCTGCCTCTATTCTTTCTACTGAATTAAACTTATCGTTAGCTACAAACCAAACCAACTGACCCGGTTTATTATTTAGTTTTCTTTTTGTTGAATCTCCACCAAGCGATCTGATAAACACAGCGACTTGGTTAGTGCTCAGAGCTGCATGCTTTCTGTTTCGCATGTACTCTTGTAGTTGATCAATACGAAAGTACACTTTGTTTTCTTCATCGTCCACGAAACACTGCCCATTGAGAATGTCATCAATGTCCACAGCATTAGCTTGATTAGAAATATACTTTGCTAAAACAATCTTGAATTGTCCCTCAGGTGTCATCTCTTCATCTGTTTTAACTTCAATAGCTTTCGAAACTAACGAAGTGACAAAAGCATCGTAGTCATTTCGAGACATCATCGGAGGCATTGATTTAGTTTTTACTAAACATTTTTTTCTAAACTTATGTTGATCGTAAAGTTCTTCGACTGTGCAAACAATCGTGCTCTCTTGATTAATTGTAATATGATAAATAGCATCGTCGTTGTTTCCGTATTGTGTGACGTTGCCTACATCTGTAATGACACTGTCTTCACCAATACCAAACTTTCTAATACGACATAAAGATTTATTACAGAACTGACACATGGGTTGGTCTTTACATTTGTAGCCCCAATCTTTTTTATCTGCCTGCTTAATAATCTTTTCAATTTCTTTTGGTCGAAGTGCTTCCTCAAAATATTTGTGATGAAACTTGTGCACTTCATCTTCGTAAGACTCTCCATATTTCTTTTTTGCGAACACTGCATATTGAAATAAGAAGTTGTCTCTACTACCTTTTTGCACCTTACCATTCTCTGTAAGGTATGCTTCGATACAATAGGGTGCATCGTGAAACTCTGATTTTTCTTTTTTAAGTGATAACTTTTTTAACTCTTCTGTTGTAAGAGATTTCTTTTCGACCTCTTCTAAGAAGCCATCGAGATTTAAAACATTACCTTTGTCATCAAAGGCATATCTATCTGTTTGATCTAGTCCGTTGTGATAAGGCATGTTAAGAAAGCTGCCAACTTCCCAATCACTTTCATTTCCCTCTCGTAATAGTTTCTCTTGTTTAGGAAAAACTTCACAGTGCCCAAGGCCCATGGACGACGCAAGGTCTCTTATCTTGTGATGAACAATACCTGCGTTGACATACTCTTTGAAAAATAAAAAGATGTGAGCGCCACCACTTTTAGATTTAGTAACAATGAAAGGTAAATTTTTCCCAGCAATCTTTTGAGCTATGCTCACATGATCAATAGGATACTCATCAACATCAATACAACCCCAACGACATTTGTCTTCGTCGTTGATTGGAAAGATGCCAATGCTAGGCCATAAACCTTTTAGATGACTTTCCCACAAAGAATCCTCGACAGGATTTTTGCGTATCCAGGTTTCGCCTTCAGATTTATTATCTTCTCGGAGACTCTCTTTAGGTTGGAACGTACCATACGCACGCTCCAACCCTAGAAAGATCTCTTTAAATTTAGAGACCCTTGGTTCCATTTAGAAAGGAGTGTCCTCAGATTGTTCGTTAGAACTTCCCTCCTCATCATATTTTGCAACTACCTTACCTTTTCTGACAGAGTCATTAAAAGCAGAAGCAGCATCAAAAATATTCTCATCATTGAGAAAATCATCTTTCGTGATCTCCCAACCATACCAATTACCCTTATCGTTTTTTTCTAGTCTACTTTTAAGAGTATAGATACGATACCATGATGGGGCTAAGAATAGTTTTTTAGTTTTAGGGTTTTGAATAAACTCATTCTTCAAACTATATGCCCAATTTCTTGCATGCTTCAATCCTGTCTTTGACATAGATAAGATTGCTGGTTGTGGAGTTGCACCACCAAGAATTAAGACATAGAAGTTTGCTGTTTCTTCTATGTAGTTTCCGTTTGGTAGTCTGAACTTTCCATCATCACCACGTACTGCGTCGGTCGGTTTGTTCTGTGGAGTAAATACATTCACAGGAGCACTTGATCCTGTTCCTCTTTCCTGCCACTCTGGCCATTGTTTTTCATAGCCACATACAATTACTTTAATACCATCTGCGCCATACACATTATTGCCTGCGCTATTAAAGATACGACCTGCTCTTGCGCCATCTACATATTTGTCATGACCCTCTGTCACTTCATCGGAGTTTGACTGTAGAAGTTTAAGTCTTGGTGTAGGTAAATCATCTGTAGTCACAGACTCTAAACCTACTCCTGCTAACTGTACCATTTCTTCTATTTTAGAAGCGGGTAAAGTTTCTGCCTTTGCGGTGACAGCACCGTTTGATTTATTATTTGTCATTTTTTATTTGTCCTTTGTTATTTTTTTCGTTCGATCTTCACCTTCTTAAAGGTGTAAACTCCAAACTTTTCTTGATCAACAGATGTCATCGAACCTTTGGCAATCTGTTCCTCTAATAATTTGGAGAGTGTATTCCAGGGCACTGCCTTTTTATTACTCGGATACAGACCTCTGTCTTGCAACTCTGTAATTAAATTAGTAGCGTCGGAATCTTGACCACGACCAAAGGTCAACTTTACTTCGTTCTTGATGACATCATCAAGCCCTAGTTCTTGCAACCTAGAAAAACAATAGTCTTCGTTTTCCATGGTAATGTTTGCACGTAGTTGATCTTTGACGGAAACTTTTGAGCCGTCATTTAGAGTAAGAGATTTTACTCCTGCTCCTTCAATCATCGAAGGAATAACTTCATTCTCTAATTGAAACTCTCTGTCTTTTGCATTTTTTATTTCTGCTTCTTTATCGGCGATGAATTTACGAATATCACTTAATTCGTTACAAGCTTCACCGAGATCTTTTACTTCTGAGCTATCTAAAGTATTAATCTTTGATTGCTCATATGCTTTATCTAATAGACCCATATTTGTACCTCTTATAATTCTATTGTTATAGGAATATATATAGCACTTTCTCTATCCCATTTCAATACCTTAAAATTATTATTTGTAATTTTCCCAGCAACCGCACAAACCATGCCGATTAATACCGGGTCCCCCATCAATAATAAGTAATCTTTTGATGTGAAATCTTTTAATTTATTCTCTATTGAGAAAACAAATCTATTGGAATTAACTTGAATTTGCTTTGGATTTTCAAACATAATGATTGGTAAACCAAATCTTTCACAGTCTGAAATATCTCTATACCCACCATTGGGTAATTTAGTATTTGTAGTCACATATATTTTATTCATTTTCTATCGTTTCTTTTATTGCTAATCCTATCAGGAAAGGAATCTGTGGCACAACAGAATTTCCTAGACATTTAAGTCTGTCCACCCTTTTGGGTATCCCATGAGCCACTCGACCCACGTTGGGTTCAATGTCCCACCATCCAAGGGTTTCCTCACCTCGGGATGATTGCCCAACATCTTTTGCATCTTCGCCCCCGGTCTCCCGCAAGCATCCTCGTTTGCTGTTGGTGTCGGCCACATTTTTGGATCTTTTTGAACTGCGTGTCTCAATGCAAACTGAAGGTTGATGCCTTGTTTCTTCTTTTCTGCCGCTCTCTTTTTCCAAGCCTCCAATGTTTCGCTTTGGTTCATCAAATGATCTGTGTGTTGAGGTGTCGGCCACATCTTTTGTCCCCTCTTGCGAATGCCCTCTGCTATTTGAACTTCCTCCTGAAGAATTTTTCCTCCCTTCCCATTCGGTCTGCTCCCAGGATTTGATGCTCTCGGTGTCGGCCACATCTGCACTGCAGCTTTGAGATTGTGTTGCACTGCTCTTTGTATTCCTTTTCTCTTTATCAATGTGTCCAGGTTCTCGTCCCCTTTTACTCTCGGTGTCGGCCATAGTCTTGGCTCTCTCACTTGATCCTGTAATCTGATTTGTATCTGTTGACCACTCGGACGTTTCAAATGACCAGAGTCCAAAGCTTTCTTTATACCCGGAAGATTGCTCCCTCCCGCTACTGCGTCTGGAGTTCTCCACATCACTTGCTCTCTCAGGTTTGAGCATCCCCCCTTCTTTGCTTTGTCCGATAACTGACTCGGATGTCTTATTTGATTTGCTCTTGTTCCGTCCATTGTTTGCGGAGTAGCCCACAATCCAGACTCTTTCTCTTTGGTGGTTTGCGCCGACGCTCG